CGTCTTAAGGTGTGCTACCACTTTCTTCTTTACTTTCGCCTCGGGTGTCATCGCCATGTTGCTTTCTCCTTTGTTAGTGCCGCACTAACTTTTTACGGGCACAAAAAAGGGGGGCCGAAGCCCCCCAACGTTTCTCACACTACTAAGACCGGTACACCCAAAAGGTATGCTCGTCGATACGTCTACCCACATCGTCAATCGACTGCATGGGTGGCTTTACCTTGAGCGTGTTAAGTACCGCCAGCTTTCGCTGTATCCATTCGGGCAACTCGTCCACCGAATCGTATGCTCCCTCAACTTGTGTGTCAACACCTTCCATGCCAAAACATGAGACTAAGACACTTCTCGTGTTAGGGTATATCACAACGCGGTAGATGTTGTCATCGTGTGGTAACAAGTTATCTACAATACGTTCCATTTCCTCCAACGCTTGGATCGGAACAACCTTAGTCTGCAAGGACATAGAACACCCCCCGACCTGCGCTCACACCTACGCCGTCCACAAAGTCCTCGGTGTCGAGCATTTGCAGTACAGCAAGTTTACGTGTGAGATCCTCGGGTAACATGTCCTCGGTGTAGCGGTTGTACGCCTGATCAAGCTCGTAGCTGTACGGATTATCTTGCGTACCCTTGACGACATCGAACAGCATCTTGTCACGGGACTCGTATGCCATCACGCAGTAGAACGTCACACCTTCTGACGGCTGGTTAGCAAGCCGCTCATCTGCGGCGACCATCGCTCGCACGTCGCTCTCGAACTCAGGATCAAGGAACTCATGACCCATGTCGAGCAGGTGCTTTAGCTCTTTGTACAGTCTCGAATTCTGGTTAGGCTTTTTGTTGTATACGCTAGTCACAATGTCCACCACCTTCTCTGATGTTTTACCTACGTCTTTAGTTAGTTTGTCGAACTCTCTACGCACACCATCCTTGAGCACTCCTGCTTTTATGCCAGCCAACCTAATCGGCGAAGGCCGACGCAGATACGTCTTAGCATTTTTGAGCGCGGTGTTTATGTTGATGGATGTTTTCGTGTGTCGGTTGTCGTTACCCCAACTGTACTTGTCGTTGGTAATCGCCCACGAATGTACGCAGTACGTCGGTGTCCATCCGTTGACCTTGTTGTCACGCACGTCGGTGTAACCGATCCAACCGATAGCCCACGGACAGTCATCACGTGTCACCCAGTAAGACGTTCTGTTGCGTCGAACAAACACAATGTCTGTCTCACGTGCACAGAGTGCTTTACCTACCTCGTCCTTGAACGTATCGAGATGTATGCGATTCTGTTGTTCATCCTCACTGCCAGCCCAACCATACTCATGTGCGGTCGGCGCGGCCTCCTTGATCTTCTCTACTGCAATCCAATTAAAGCTCATGTTGTTCTCCTATTTTGTTAGTGTGGCACTAACTTATCCGTTGCGTACTTTGTCGTACGCTTTTTTGATTACCTCGACCTCACGTTGTGCGGCCTTGGGTGTAAGCTCATCGTGGTGTAACTCACCGCGCACAAGTATTGCGTTGCAGTGTTCTCTTACGATCTTATCTATGATTGCTGTTGCAAATGCGTATTCCATATCACATGTCTCCAGATTTTATGTGAACTTGCTTACCTGTATCAGGCTTTGCTGTTTTGTTGTCCAGTATGCACCATAGCACAGGACAGTCCCATTGACCCCATGATCCAAACACGTACCCATCAGTCAGTACCACACAGGCTTGCGGGTTGATGTTGTTGTCACGTATGTAGTTGGGTACACACTCGACGCTGGTGCCACCACCACCGACTGGCTTGGTCGCCTTGGGTAGGTTGTCAAGCTCGTGCACATCGTATGACTCGTCACCACGTACGGCTGAGTCCCAGTACAACACGCGTATGCGTTCTGGTGAGAGCGATTGACAGATCTGATGTATCTCACTCATGAACAATGTCAACTCGGTTTGACCAATAGACCCTGACGTGTCAATGGCTATGACAAGCTCGCCGACCTGATCGCTGATACCACTGGGCATATAGTACCCAGACGATACGTAACGCCTGTTAGGACGTGACCACGTACTATAGTCACTACCCGCACACGTGTTCTGGATGAACTCGCGTAGCACCTCGCGCCAGTTGATCTGCGGCTCCAGCAACTCACCGAACCGATCACGCTCGGAGCCATCGCCCACCTTGCCAGCAACCATCGCACCCTGACGTATGGCCTCGTCGATGTCACGTGCAAGCTCGCGCTTCTCGTCGTCGGTCAACTCCTGAGCACCCTCCCAGTCGTGCTCGTCGAACCCACTTGGCCCATCCGGCCCACGACCACCATCATCATCTTCTGGTGACGAGTTCTCACATAGATCCTTGAACACTCGGGCCGCGTCCCAACCACGGTACTTGTAGTCGCGGTGTCCTTGGGCTGGCATGACTGCCCAGCCGTCGGTGTTGTCGTCGCTGATCTTTATGTTGATGACGTGATCGCAAGCGATGTTGGCAAGCGTAGCGTTTTGCTTATACATCCACGCCCATGTGATAAGGTGTTTGTACAGCTTGTGGTACACCTCGTGTAGTACCAGAAACCGAAGCTCAGGATCGTTTATCTCCTCGACAAACGCACGTCCGTACAACTCATCACGTCCGTTAGTACACGCGGTAGGTACCGTGTCGGATACCGTGCGATCACCGACCATCACCACACCCGACAGTGCTACATACTTGGGGTTGCTGGTGATGTCATACACAGCCTTGCTTACACGTTGCTCCGCTGTCAGTTGTTTACCTATAGATAACATGTCGTTCTCCTTGTTAGTGCGGCACTAACTATTTCTTGTCTGCCGCAAACATGTAGTTGTTAGCCATCGCCCAGTCAGTGAACTTGCGGTTAGTCATCACGACCTTGCGGTGTGCGTAGCTGTCACGTGTCACACCACCAGCAAACATACCCTGCGCTTCCATGTCGAGACGTGGCAAGTACGTCATCCATGCGTCGATCCAGTCAGCCGACATCGTAGCTAATGACCTGTAAACAACCATACACACAGCCGCCGCGCTGTCCGGTACGCGTGCGTTCAGCGGGTCATCCTTGATCGACTGGAGTGACGGTAACTGATCGGCCAGCTTCACAAACGCCATGAGATCCATCGCACCACGGTCGCCGATTGTACCCATGAGTAAACTTGTCAGGGTCTGATCGTCATACAGGTGACGTTGCTTGAGCCAGTCGGACGCGGCTTCCAGCGAGCGCGGTGTCACAAACGCCGCACGTTGCGCCTTGGGATGGTAGATGTAGGGATTGTCATCTGGATCTTTGACATCCTCGAACCCGTGGAATAACTGCGGGTTGTCTTTACACCAGCCCAGTAGTGCGTGATCGACACCGGCATTGATCGCATAGTCCTCGATCCACTCGATGTTACTGGGCTTGCGTAGCGTCACCACTGTTATGCGGTTACGTGCGTGTGGTGGTAACAAGTCACCGACACCCTCGGCCCCAAGGTTAGTGGTAGCAAACACTATCGAGTCAGGGTGTAGCTCGTAGCCGCCGACCTTGCGCTCCAACATCACACGTAGTAACGCGTTCTTGACTGCGGGGTTGGCTTTACCGTACTCGTCGATCATGAGGATGATCGGCTTGCCGTGGTGCAGACCCAGCTCCTCGTTCGTCGCAAATTTGACGAAATCGGCAGAGTCGAGCGTTGCCATCTTGGGGATCATGATGTCGCCTAGATCCTTGGTGGTACAGTCGAAGTAGCACGGCACGTGGTCAGGTAGTGTGTCTGATAACGTGTTAAGTAGTGAGGACTTACCCGTCCCCATGTGACCCTGTACAAGGATCGTCCGTTGATTACCGCCGTGCTCGATAGCGTTGGCGACTTGGTTCAGGTTCAGTGCATACATTTGTTGTGCGTTCATGTTGTTCTCCAATGTTAGTGTGGCACTAACTTTTTAGTAGTGTGTTGTTGGTTAGATGTCCAGTGAAGGTAGAGACTTGATGGCATTGTCCACGGCACGTTTGGTCTCGGCACGTAGGAACGCGTCATCACGTAGTGCGTCCGGTGTGATCCCACGCAAGGCATCCTCTAGCTGTAAGCGCATAGCCGACATCTGAGAGTCACCGGTCACGTTGCATACGTCGAGCAAGTCCACCATGTCGAGCACGTTGTCCACGAGCGAGTCACGGAATATCTTTTTCTTCTCGCTGTCGCCGTAGTCGAGACGTTCTGACATCTTAGTGAGCGCGTCGTATACCCGATGCCACACATCGTCCATCGCACGGTTAATCATCTGAGAGTAAAAACCCTCGTAGTGAGACTTTAGTTGCTCAGTCGCTTCAGTGCCGATGTCAATACGAAAGTCGCCCGCGTCAGGTAGTGGGATGTAGTTGAGCCGGAACCCGAACTTAGACGCAATGGAATCGACAGAGGGGTAGTCGTCCGCACGGAACAACGCACCTAAACGTGCTTGTGCTTGACTGATCTCCCACTCGTACGAATCGAGAAACACCTTGGCTAGACGCTCGTACTCGTTTTGCATGTCGGTCATGGCTTGGTGGTACTTGGCATACTGCGCGGTAGGTAGCAGACGCAGACCCGTGTCAGACCAAGGCATGGACATAGAGTAGTGCATGTTGCGGATGTTACCTGTCAGCTTTTGGATAGCGGTTAGCTCCTCGCTGTTACCTAGTAGCTTCTTATGCACGTTGGCAATACCGGAGTCGGCACCGTTAGTGCGTGTCACATCAGTTGATGCACGTTTGTCGAGCTTGCGGCCTGTCCACGTGCTGATGGATAGCTCAACCAACATAGCAGAGGACGCGATGGATGGCGTACTGATAGCTGGTGCTGTCTCGTTAGGTTTTGTTAGTGTCGCACTAACATTCTGTGTGTTGCTGTCGTAGTGTTGCATGTCGTTCTCCTTGAACGTTGTTGTAGTAGGTGCTGGGAACCCGTGACAGAGGGCGTGTAAACGTGTTACACGATGGAGACCTCATGCCCGAGTTCCCAGCTTACATATTATCTCACAAGTAGCAAGTAATGTCAAGTTATACCAAAAGGTGGGTATAAGTGTAATGTTCTGTTGTATTGTGTATTGTTCTTATAATGTTCGTTTTTGGAATGGCGTAACTTTTTGATTTACAAGCAATGTTCTAATGTTCGCGTTTTTGAGGAGATAAGAGCTACCCTGAGAGGGGTCTCTCGATTCTCTCAGAAACGAACAATATAAACGGAAATACTTTTACAGAAGCGTGTAATTTTTTAGAAAACGAACATTATAAAGATTATTAAGATTAGATAAGATAGAACACTTTTTGATAGGCAAGAATTGTTAACGCCTTGCATAGGATGGCACCAGATGTCACCAAAATATAATGTACGCACATGCTTTTTAAAAAGCGAACATTAGCCGAACATTACGAACATTAGCCGAACATTACAAAATCGTTTCCGAACATTGTGCTGAGGCTCGGCGCGACATGGTTAACTGGTATCTTTTGTTAGTGTGGCACTAACTTATCTTCAGGTCCGGGTCATGTAGATATCATGTGGTAACACGTTAGGCTCGGCGCGACACATTTAACTGGTATCGCAAGGCTCGGCGCGACAAGGCTCGGCGCGACACAATTAACTGGTCTCAAACGGCAGGCACAAAAAAACCCGCCGAAGCGGGTTAGGTTGTTAACGTACATCTATGTGGCGGGCTAGTGAATCGACGCCGGTGAGCAGTGCCACACTAAGCACTGCCGATATCAGAGCGGTAACCCACATAAAATTAAGCAGTGCCATCATGGTGGATAGAACGGACACTGCCGCGAATATGATAAGAATCGCCATTAATATAATCATAACTTGTTACCTCAAAAAGAAAGGGCCCCGAAGGGCCCGATGGGTTACTTGGATTTAGTGCCGATCAACTTGATCACTGTCTCGCATTGTTTGGCTACCTTAGTGACGTCGAATGAAGCGTCCTCTGCTTTCTGGCATGCCTTGATTACCGCGTTCAGGTGATCGATGCACTTGACGTCAAGCGTACGGGGTTGGTTACCAGTGCGCCCTTCTGCCTTTGCTTTAAGGCGGCGCTTCAATGTGGTTCCAAAACCTGCGAACCTGCTACCCGCCTGAGAGATATAGTAACGTTTATCGCTTTTTTGCTTATCGTTCAATGCTTTCGCATCCAGCGGCAGTATCGCTTGGATATCCTCAGGGAAGGCAGATTTGATAAGGTCGAGTATATATGTGTGCTCTTCCTTCGTTATTGTCGATAATGACGGGTCTTTCCTAGCCGCCTTACCTTCTGGGGAGACGAAATCCGACGGTTTATCGAAACCGGACGCTATTAGTTCATCCAGCGCGATGGTCATAGCCGCAGTCGTTACTGCCTCCTGCTTTTTCTGAGCATCGTTTATTTGTTGCGCTTTCTGTGATTCGATCACGTAGTTAGTGATCAGGTTGGGGTTGCTTAATTTACGCATGTCATTTTCTCCATGTAATGACGTTAAAGGAAATGCCTGTAGGGTTTCCCCCGAAGGCAGGGCCAGTATCGCTATTATGTGATAACAAATCAAGGGATAAAGTGACAGATAGTGTGGTTTGTTAGTGTCGCACTAACATTCTTGGCAAACCGTGAGGGGTACTCCCCCCCTACGACCCCGACGTCAGCTTTACCACCCCACCTACCTATATATTACTAATTTCCACAAATTTAGAGTTACTTTTTGAGTTCAGCCCTTCCCCAAAGCCGCTCACAGGGAACACCCCCCTTACTCTTTGAAATCGGCTTAGAAAAAATTTTTCGCGTAAATTTTTTGGGTTCTAGGTAGTAATTAAATAATAACTTGTTACATTGAGTAGAACGGGATAGTAGCTGGGGGGCTACCCGTGCCATATAAGAGCCAGAGTAAAAAGAAGGCTTGGCATAAGCGATACCACAAAGCATGGTACGAACGTAACAAAGAAAAGCAGAAAGCTAGGAACGCTGAGAACCGCAAGAGGTATCGCGCTGAGTGGAATCAGTTTAAGAGTGAGCAGGAATGTTCTCGCTGTGGCTTTGCTCATCCTGCGGCAATCGACTTTCACCACAAAGAGCCTGCACCAGACGACCGTAAAATTAGTGTGCTGACCTCAAACGGACAATACGCGGCGGCTAGGAAAGAGGTGAAAGAGCGTTGCATACCTTTATGTGCCAACTGCCACCGTATTTTGCATTGGGATGAGATGCACGAGTAAATACCACACGTTGTACCTAAACATGATCTGATGTATAAACCGACACTAACGGTGTAAAACCTGCGGAAACAAGATGGCTTTAGAGATCGAACCTGAGATTGGTGTACCGATTCCAGACAAAACGCCTACCTTAGACCTTACAACTCGCGTAGAAGCGGGCTGTAACACAGCCACTATGCTCAAAGAACACGGGCTAGACGTCGAACCTTCCGCTGAAGATAACGAGATTGCGGCAAAACTGACCTTGGCTTACGCAGACGACCCTGAGAAGACATCAAAGAAGGTGAGTAATAAGCGTGCATCCACGCTACCCCCTGCCGCGTTGGTCGCTACACACGGAATATTGACCCAGTTTGGGCATTCCGTTGTCGAAAGTGCCACACAAGTGCGCCATTTGGTGACTAATAAGCTGATCGAAGAGACCGAGAACCCCGACCCACGTGTGCGGATACGTGCGTTGGAGCTGTTGGGTAAGATTTCGGACGTAGGATTGTTCACTGAGAAGGCCGAGGTCACCATAACGCACAAAACGACGGACGAATTGCGGGAAAGTTTGCGTGCGAAGCTGGCAAAACTCGTAGAACCTGCCGAAGAACCCGAGGATGCGGTGATTATTGACGGCGAAACGGTCGATATTGACGAAGAACTAGGGCTAACGGATGGCTGAACCGGCGGTGGACTTCTCAGATGAGGATATCCAGACGCTTTTGGACAATCTGGACGCGTTTTCGGCGGATGAGATCGCTGAAATCGAGAAAATCACGGGTGAATTGTCTAATCGCAAGCAGAATGAGGCCGCATACCTCGATCTGATCGACTTTTGCAAGCTGATGATGCCGGAATTCATTGTGGGTAAGCACCATAGGATACTGGCAGACATGCTGATGGCGATTGAGTCGGGTGATAAGGACCGTGTTTGCGTCAATATACCCCCTCGCCACGGCAAATCTCAGCTTGTTTCTATCTTCTATCCAGCGTGGTTTTTAGGTAGAAACCCAAACAAGAAGGTCATGATGGTGTCGCACACGACGGACCTTGCGGTCGATTTCGGACGAAAAGTGCGTAACCTAATTGCTACAGACCAGTACAAATCAATATTTCCTGCCACAACACTAGCGCAGGATAGCAAGTCAGCAGGTAGATGGAACACAAGCGTAGGAGGCGAATACTATGCGTGCGGTATTGGTAGCGCTCTTGCTGGTCGTGGTGCCGATTTACTTCTGGTCGATGACCCACACTCTGAGCAAGACGTCATCAATGGCAATTTCGAGGTATTCGACAAAGCCTACGAGTGGTTTACCTTCGGTGCACGAACCCGTTTGATGCCCGGTGGACGTGTGGCAATTATCCAGACACGGTGGCACATGGATGATTTGACCGGTCGTGTGACGGCTGACATGGGGAAGAATGCCCGTGCTGATCAGTACGAGGTGGTCGAGTTCCCCGCGATCCTAGAAGTGCAGAACAAGAAGACAAAGAAATACGTCGAGAAACCCCTGTGGCCTGAGTTCTTTGACCTTGAGGCACTCCTGCGTACCAAGGCATCTATGCCGACGTTCCAGTGGAACGCGCAGTATCAGCAACAACCCACCGCAGAAGAGGCGTCAATCGTCAAACGTGAGTGGTGGGGGATATGGGATCAGGACAGCCCGCCTCAGTGTGAGTACATCATTATGTCTTTGGACGCGGCGGCTGAGACCCATAACCGTGCCGATTACACTGCACTGACGACTTGGGGGGTGTTCCTCAACGAGAATACAAACGCCTACAACGTGATCCTGTTAAACAGTATAAAGAAGCGCATGGAGTTTCCTGAGCTGAAGCAGATGGCGATGGAGGAGTATCAGGAGTGGGATCCCGACTCGTTTATTGTGGAGAAGAAGTCCGCTGGTACGGCGCTGTACCAAGAGATGAGACGAATGGGCCTGCCTGTGCAAGAATACACGCCACACCGAGGCTCCGGTGATAAGATGGCGCGATTGAACTCTGTTGCTGATATCGTGGCCTCAGAGCTAGTGTGGGTACCTCCGACGCGGTGGGCTGAAGAGGTTGTGGAAGAAATTGCTGGATTTCCGTTTATGAGCCATGATGACCTCGTGGACTCAACGGTAATGGCCCTGATGCGGTTTAGGCAGGGAGGGTTTATCCGCTTGCCCACAGACGAACCAGACGAACCACAATACTTCAAGCGTCGAAGCGGCGGGTATTACTAAGAGGCTAGGACATGGCTATAGAAAAAGGAATGTACTCTGCGCCAGAAGGCATGGATGAGATCGCTGAAGCAGACGGACCTTCACTAGAGATTGAGATTATCGAACCTGAAGCGGTCATCCTCGATGACGGGTCTATGGAGATCACACTGATCCCCGATGCTGAGATGACCGACATGATGTCGTTCGACATCAACCTTGCGGAAGTATTGGACGAATCACACCTTCAAGAGATATCGAGTGAGCTGACTGGCCTGATTGAGTCTGATATTGATGGTCGTAAAGAATGGGCAGATACCTTTGTTAAAGGGCTAGATGTTCTAGGGTTCAAGTACGAAGAGCGTACTGACCCGTGGGAAGGCGCGTGCGGCGTGTACTCAACCGTGTTGGCAGAAGCGGCTATTCGGTTCCAAGCCGAAACTATGTCGGAAACATTCCCTGCCGCCGGTCCTGTCAAGGTTAAAATTCTGGGGGAAGAGACCAAGGACAAGGAGGAGGCCGCGCAACGCGTCAAGGCGGATATGAACTACGAGTTGACGGAGCGGATGGTCGAGTACAGACCAGAGCACGAGCGACTCTTATATAGCCTAGGACTCGCTGGATCGGCGTTTAAGAAGGTTTACTACGACCCCAATATGGGACGTCAGGCGGCTATCTACATCCCCGCAGAGGACGTTATCGTGCCTTACGGCGCAAGTCACATCGAGACCGCAGAGCGTGTTACTCACGTTATGCGAAAGACAAAGAACGAGCTACGCAAGCTACAGGCGGCTGGGTTCTACCGTGACATCGAGCTAGGCGAGCCTCAACCCTACCACTCCGATATTGAAGAGCGTAAGGCTGAAGAAGGCGGATTCTCTCTAACAGACGACAATCGATATGCGCTGTACGAAGTACACGTAGATATGATTATTGATGGCGTGGATGATTCTGAAGAAGACATTGCCAAGCCTTATATTGTAACTATCGAGCGTGGTAGCGGTGAGATTTTGTCGATTCGCCGCAACTGGAATGAGATGGACTCACTCCAACTCAAACGTCAGCACTTCGTACATTACGTTTACGTCCCCGGATTTGGCTTCTACGGCCTTGGTTTGATCCACATCATCGGGGGGTACGCTAAGGCGGGAACGTCGCTCATACGGCAATTGGTGGACGCTGGTACGCTGTCTAACCTGCCGGGCGGACTTAAGTCTCGCGGACTACGAATCAAAGGCGACGATACGCCAATAGAACCCGGTGAGTTTAAGGACGTTGATGTACCTAGTGGATCTATCCGCGACAACATCATGCCGCTTCCCTATAAAGAGCCAAGCCAGACTCTACTTGCGCTTTTGAACCAGATTACAAACGAAGGGCGTCGTCTGGGTGCTATCTCTGACATGAACATCTCGGACATGTCGGCTAACGCGCCTGTAGGTACAACGTTGGCGCTTCTAGAGCGAACTCTCAAGCCGATGGCGGCAGTACAGGCACGTGTCCACTACGCCATGAAACAAGAGTTCAAGATGCTCAAGGAGATCATGGCTGAGTACGCACCGGAGGAGTACGACTACGAGCCGATTCGTGGTGAGATTAGCGCACGTCAGATGGATTACGCGATGGTGGATGTTATCCCCGTCAGCGATCCGAACTCATCCACTATGGCGCAACGCGTCGTACAGTATCAAGCTGTGTTGCAGATGGCACAGTCCGCACCTCAGATTTACGATCTGCCACAGCTTCATCGCCAGATGATTGAAGTATTAGGCGTCAAAAACGCCGACAAGTTAGTCCCCACAAAAGACGATGCAAAGCCGACCGATCCAGTCAGCGAAAACATGGACGCACTCGTAGGCAAACCTATGCGTGCGTTTATCTACCAAGACCACAAGGCGCACATCGCTACGCACACAGCGTTCATGCAAGACCCCTCAATGGCGGCTATGATCGGGCAGAACCCGCAAGCCAAGGCTATTATGGCGGCTATGCAGGCGCACATTGCGGAACACCTTGGGTTCCAGTACCGCCAAGACATCGAAGAGAAACTTGGTGCGCCACTTCCACCACCCGGAGAAGAGCTTCCAGAGCAGATCGAAGTCGATTTGTCACGTCTCGTTGCAGAGGCAGGTGCACAGCTTATGCAAGGCAACAAGCAGAAAGCCGCCGCCCAACAAGCCCAGCAACAGGCAAAAGACCCCGTACTCCAGCAGAAGCAGGCTGAACTACAGTTGCGAGCGCAGGAAGTACAGCAGAAAGCCGCTAAATCTCAGCAGGATACTCAGTTGAAGCAAGCTGAGATCCAACGTAAAGCGAAGAAAGATCAGATTGACGCTTTGATGGACGCCCAGAAACTCAAGCTAGACCAGCAAGAGCTACAGCTTGAAGCGCAGAAAGAGGGCGTTAAAGCGGCATCAGATCGACGTAAAGACAGTACACAGCTCGATTTAGAGTTAGCAAAATTATTAAACCAGAAGGATCGAGGTAACTAATGCCTAAAACCGTCTTTGACGTGCTTACAGATAAAATCGACGACCAACTGTCGTCTGCACAGAGCTTTGTAGCTGGAGGTAGTCCTAAAGATTACCCCGCTTACAGAGAAGTTGTTGGACTTATTCGGGGTCTGGAGTCCGCAAAATTAATCGTAGAAGACCTCTCGCGTAACTTTATGGACAATGACGATGACTAACACTCAGCCGCTAAAATTGCCTGATGCTCCAAAGAAAGAAATCTCCGATGCTGAATGGGAACAACAACTCCCAAAACCTGCCGGATACCGCTTACTTATCGCGCTACCTGAAGTAGAAGAGTTCTACGACGGGGGCCTTCTTAAGACCACCAACTCCAAGCAAAAGGAGTACATCCTGTCGATTATGGGTATTGTCATAGACATGGGTAAAGGTGCTTATGGGGATAAAGAACGGTTCCCTGAAGGTCCGTGGTGTAAGGAAGGTGACTACGTGATGTTTCGTATGAACACCGGCACACGGTTCACGGTCAATGGCAAAGAGTTTCGTTTGATGAACGATGACTCTATCGAAGCTGTAATTCCTGATCCTCGTGGGATCATGGCAGTATAGGAGATAAGCAATGCCTTTTCAGAAAGTAGAGTTTGAATTTCCTCATGATGGGGAAGGAAACGAAAAGAATTTAGAGATTGAGGTTGAAGGTTCGAGTGCGGAGGAGATTGATGTTGGTGGTAAACAAGCTAAAGCACCAACTCCAAGTGAAGTGGATTCTTCTGATAACGAACTTGAGATTGAGGTGGTTGATGATACGCCGAAAGCGGATCGAAACCGGAAACCTTCAGACCCCCCAGAAGACGTTACTGAAGAAGAATTGGAAGATTACTCCGAGAAGGTACGGAGAAGAATTCAGCACTTTAGTAAAGGCTACCATGACGAACGTCGTGAGAAAGAAAGAGCGATTCGTGAGCGCGAAGAGCTAGAGCGGCTGTCGCAACAGTTGGTAGAAGAAAACCGGAAACTGAAAGAGAGTGACCACAAAAGCAAGAGTGTTCTTTTAGAAAACGCGAAGAAGGCGGCAGAGGCAGAGATAAATTCTGCTAAACGCTCTTACAAACGTGCATATGACAACGGCGACTCAGACAAATTGTTGGCGGCTCAAGAGAAGTTAACAAATGCCAAACTTAAAGCTGATAAGCTAGAAAACTTCAGATTACCTGAACCAGAAGTAGGTAATGAACAACCATACATTCCAGAACCACCGCAAGTGGATGAAAAGACACGTGCTTGGCAACAGGACAATCCGTGGTTTAATGAAGATGAAGAAATGACAAGTTTCGCCCTAGGGTTGCATAATAGGCTTGTCAAAGAGGGTGTAGACCCTCAAACTGACGATTACTACGAGCAAATTGACACTCGTATGCGAGAGGTATTCCCCGATAACTTCGAGGGTGAACCAGAGGTAAGACGTAGATCCAGCAATGTGGTTGCCCCCGCTACGCGGAGCACAGCGCCTAAGAAAATTAGGCTTACGCAAACACAGTTAACGCTAGCGAAACGTTTAGGTCTTACCCCAGAACAGTACGCCAAACAGGTTGCATTAGATATGAGGAAACAATAATGGCTGAGAATCGTATAAATCGAGAGCTTAAGTCTCGTGAGAAAACGACCCGCAAAAAGGCTTGGACGCGCCCAGAGGTGCTACCAGCACCTAATCCCGAGCCGGGTTACGAATTTCGATGGATTAGAGTTAGTTCGCAAGGTACGACTGACGCCACGAATGTTTCTTCCAAAATGCGTGAAGGTTGGGAGCCAGTAAAGGCTTCAGATCACCCAGAAATTACGTTGGTCACAATCGAAAATGATCGGTTTAAAGACAACATAGTGATTGGTGGTTTGTTGCTGTGTAAGGCTCCGGTAGAGCTTATTGAAGAGCGTAACGACTACTACAAACAGCAGACCAAGAACCAGATGGATTCTGTTGATAACAACCTCATGCGAGAGAACGATCCTCGTATGCCTCTCTTCCACGAGAGAAAAACGAAGGTCACTTTTGGTAACGGAACTTAATTTAGGAGCTTAAAATGGCTTATCCTACTGTAAGTGGTCCTTATGGACTTGTTCCGGTAAAACTGTTGAGCGGCTCTCCTTTCGTAGGTGTTACTCGCCACTTCAAAATTGCAAGTGGCTATGCAACAGCTATTTTTTATGGGGATGCTGTGAAGCTCGTTACCGGAGGCACTGTCGAGCGTGATACGTTCGATGCCGCTATGACACCCGTGGGTGTTTTTCTTGGCTGTACCTACACCGATCCTAACCTAGGTTACAAGGTGTTCCGTCAGTCATACCCCGCTAGCACTGTTGCATCTGACATCGAAGCATATGTTGTCGATGCGACTGACGTTTTGTTCAAGGCCGCTGTCGTATCTTCGGGTACAACTATCGGTGACCTTGCACAGACTGATATCGGTGCTAACGTCGCAGGCGTAGATAACACTGGTGATTCGACTTCAGGCAACTCTCGTTGCGCGATTTCTCACACCAGCGCTACTACTAACACTCTTCCTTTCCGCATCGTCGGCTTGGTTGAGGAAACTAAAAACAGCTCGGGTGGTTTTACTGAGGCTTACGTTAAGTGGAACGCAGGTCACCAGTACGACAACACGACTGGCGTATAAGGAGATTTAAGCAATGGCTATTTCACGCGCCCAGCTACTTAAGGAACTCCTTCCCGGACTGAACGCTCTGTTTGGAATGGAGTACGCAAAATACGGCGAAGAGCACGCCGAAATCTTTGAAACCGAAACCTCAGATCGCTCGTTTGAGGAAGAGACCAAGCTCTCAGGCTTCTCAGCCGCACCTGTTAAAAACGAAGGTGCCGCAATTGAGTATGACAATGCTCAGGAAGCGTGGACTGCTCGCTATACACACGAGACCATCGCGATGGGCTTCTCAATCACTGAGGAAGCTATCGAAGATAACTTGTATGACTCTTTGTCTGCTCGTTATACGAAGGCTCTCGCACGTGCTATGGCGTACACCAAGCAGGTCAAGGCCGCTACTATCTTGAATAGTGCGTTTGACACTGGTGTGACCTACGGCGACGGTAAGGCACTTTGCACTACTGATCACCCACTGGTTAGCGGTGGTAGCAACTCGAACGAACCCAGCGTTGCGGCTGATCTTAACGAGACTTCTTTGGAAGCCGCCGTTATTCAGATCGCTGGTTGGACGGACGAGCGTGGTCTTCTCATCGCCGCCAAGCCTCGTAAGCTGGTAATCCCACCAAACCTCCAATTCGTTGCAACTCGTTTGCTCGAAACAGAAGGTCGCGTGGGTACTGCGGATAACGACCTTAATGCGATTCGCAATAACGGTTCTATCCCAGAGGGTTACACTGTTAACCATTACCTGACTGATACTGACGCTTGGTTCTTGATGACTGACGTTCCTAACGGCCTCAAGCACTTTGTCCGTACCCCAATGTCTACATCTATGGATGCTGACTTTGATACTGGCAATAGCCGCTACAAGGCTCGTGAGCGTTACTCGTTCGGCGTGTCAGACCCATTAGGCATTTTCGGTTCGCCCGGAGCTTAATGATTAGAGGGGGGCATTCGTTGCCCCCTTTCTTTTTGTGTGTTATAAAAAATGAATCCCTGACAGTCGCATCCCGTGACTGACACTAGCCGAGACAGGAGATTCACATGGCTAATACTACTTTCCAAGGTCCAGTTCGTTCGGAGAATGGCTTCAAGGACATCACTAAAGCCGCTAGCACTGGTACAGTAACTGAGAACATCTCAGTTACTCACGATGGTACGAACAGCGTAATCATCTTCAAAGATTTACCAACCGCTGATCCTTCTGTTGCAGGTCAACTGTATAGCGACTCAGGTGTTCTAACAGTATCTGCTGGATAAGGAGTGAACAATGCCTAGATCAGATGTTCAGTCCAAACGCGTCACGGGTGTAGGATCTTTAGGTGTTGGCCCCGCGCGTATTCGCCAAGTGCAAGTTTTGAGCACTACAGGAAGCCCCCGCCTTACTATCACTGATGGTAATGGTGGAAGCACTGTATTAGACCTAGACTTCGTTGCGTCTGATTCACACTCCGTCAACATTCCTGACGACGGTATTCGGTGCCAGTCAGACGTATATGTAAGTGCGTTCACTAACATTACTGCTATGACAGTGTTCTATGGATAAATACTATGCGAGCTTACTACAAGAAAGGCGGCTCGGTTAAGAAAAGCCCCGCGTGGACACGCAAGGAAGGTAAAAGCGAGTCTGGCGGGCTTAACAAGAAAGGAGTTGAAAGCTACCGCCGGGAAAATCCCGGCAGTAAGCTGAAGACTGCGGTAACGACCAAGCCTAGCAAATTAAAGAAAGGTTCTAAGGCCGCTAAACGGCGTAAGTCTTTTTGTGCCCGTATGGAGGGTATGAAGAAGAGAAACACCAGCGCAAAAACAGCAAAAGATCCTAACAGCCGCATTAACAAAAGTTTGCGGAAGTGGAACTGCTGATGGCGTTTCTACAGTCAAACATTCCTCATTTTAAGTGTTGGGTTCGTAGAGAATATACGCACAATCACACGGCGTATCATGGTGAGTTTTTGCACGCTATGGTCATTGCCGTAACTACTATTCCTAATCGATGTTTGTCTTTTCAGGTTATTTTTACTGGCTGTGAGTCAGACGACACCGACGAACCCAATGTTCACGGCGGAGCTATGTGGGCACGTATGCCGATTACGGCACTTGTAGGGGATACACCTCTAGAAGAATGGCCTGATCCTATGCCTGTTTGGGCGGCTCAACCGTGGGATTGTGCGTCTCGTACGCATAGCGTGTACGTGTTAGATAGATGCACTCCATGTCCTTGGATGGCTAAGATTGACGGTAAGTTTTATCCAGCCAAATATTATTTCACGGTGGATTACACTGATTCTGAAATCGCTGATGACCCAGCACAACACAAACAAGCGCATGTGCTTGAGCTGTTAGATGCGGGCAAGTGGACAGGGAACATCGTAGCTTTACCTAATAACAGGGTGCGAGTGTCGCATCCCGCGTGGTTTGAGATGGGAGAAGGCGCTCCTGATTTCTTACCTTCACAACATATCCATTACAGTAAGTCTGACTTAGACTATACGTTGGATGTAAACCAAGTTTTTGACAATCTCTACGCGGAGGGAGATGACAATGGAAATGAAGAAGAAAGGCAGTAAAAAGGGCGGTAAGCTCGAAATGGTTAAAGACCCTGCTACTGGCAAAATGGTTCCAGCATACGCTATGGACGGTGAAGGTTCAGGTGATATGGCTAAGGGTAAAAAAAGCATGAAGCCGAAAGATATGAAAGAAGCGGCTAAAAATCTCAAAGGTAGAGGGGTAGAGGGTCCAGACCAACCTATCGTTAAGAAGCGAAAGTCTTTGGAAGGGGAGGAAAGAAATGTAAGCCCTGAAGAAGTTAGAGCAAGAAAAAAGAAAAAAGTAGAAATGCAGGCGGGCGGACCAGTGCCACCTAAGAAGAAAGGCTACGCTAAGGGCGGTAAGGTTCGCGGTGCGGGCATTGCTCGTAAAGGCGTTCGCCCCTGCAAGATGCGATAACATGCGGCGTTACTATAAGTCAGGCGGGAAAATATGTTCTAAGGGTAAGGCGTGGGCAAAACGCACCTTTGATACATACCCGTCTGCTTACGCAAATATGGCGGCGTCTAAATACTGCAAAGACCCTAATTATGCTAAGGGCGCTAAAGGCAAAAAGGCGAAGAAGTAATGGGTGAGTTGAAGAAGTGGCGAGATCAAGAGTGGGTTCGCATCGGTACTGATGGCGAGATCAAAGGCGAGTGCGGCACTTCTAAAGACAAAAAGAACCCTGATCGATGTTTGCCTAGGAGTAAGGCTCAAAGCCTATCAAAATCTGAACGTTCTTCTACAGCTAAAAAGAAGAAGCGTGAAGGTAAGAAAGGTAAGACGGTAGTCAAAAACACCAAGCAAGCGGAAGTAAAATTTCGTGAGGGTGGTCTTGCTCGCGGGAAGCGTTCTATAGCTCGTGGTTGTGGTGTTGTTATGGGTGATAGACGCAAGAAAACGTTGTACACGTAAGGAGAGAAGTAATGGAAGTATTCCAGAACGGGAAGTTCTCTAATGGTGGTCCGGTCTATCAGGTTGGCACTAAAAACGCGGATGGTACGTATGTCACAGTTGTATTTGACTTGATGACTAAAGAGCAGGCAGAGGCTAAACTAGAATCAATGGGGGTTAAAAAACCCGTTGAAGAGAAGCCTGTAGCTAAGAAAAAAGCTCCAGCCAAGAAGAAATCTGCGAGTAAAAAGTAATGGCAACTTCAGGTACTACAGCATTTAATATGGACTTCACGGAGATCGCTGAAGAAGCGTGGGAGCGTGCTGGCCGTGAAATGCGATCTGGATACGACCTCCGCACAGCTCGTCGTTCCATGAACCTGATGACCATTGAGTGGCAAAACCGTGGAATTAACTTATGGACCATCGACGAAGGTACCGTAAGCCTAACCACTGGTACGTCTGAGTATGATTTACCCGCCGATACTATCGATCTTCTCGAACAGGTTATTCGTACCGGTGCTGGTAACCAATCGACACAATCAGACCTCACGATAAGTCGTATCAGCGTAAGCACTTACGCATCTATCCCAAACAAGTTATCACGTGGTAGGCCAATTCAAGTATGGATCGAGCGACTACGTGATAACCCAAAGATCAATGTATGGCCTGTTCCAGACTCTAACGACTATACGTTTAAGTATTGGAGACTCCGCCGAGTCCAAGACGCAGGTGCAGGTGCAGAAACCGCAGATATGAACTTTAGATTTTTGCCTTGTTTGGTCGCTGGCCTTGCATATCACATAGCGGTGAAGGTGCCAGAACTTACAGAACGTGTACCTTTACTAAAGCAAATATACGAAGAGCAGTTCCAACTTGCGGCGGCAGAGGATAGGGAAAAAACGCCAGCGCGATTTGTACCTCGTATGATGAGGATCTGATGTGGCTACTCAATTCGCGTCAAGCAAAAAAGCACTTGGTGTATGCGACGTATGTGGGTTTACGTACAAATTACGCGAGTTAAAAAACGTCTATAAAAAGGGACGAAACACCAACATCAAAGCGTGTTCAGAATGTTGGGATGGAGACCACCCACAACTTAAGTTAGGTGAGTTTCCTGTTCACGATCCGCAAGCGTTACGCGACCCTCGGCCCGATTCTAACCAGTATGCGTCTAGTCGTGCACTTATCGAGCCTGTCAAGCCGGTTGTAGGTACTGGTTTTATAGGGCAAGCTACAGTTCAGATTTCATAGGAGTAGTTACTATGCAGAAGAAAACGCAAAAAACAGCTAAGAAGCCACAGTCAAAGAACAAGAAAGTCAAAGTTCGAGGTACTGGTGCGGCTACAAAAGGACTCTATGCTCGCGGTCCTATGGGGTAAGTTATGAACTATACCGAGCTGAAAACTAATATTGAAGACATCACTGAAAACACATTCACTGATGCACAGCTCGCTATGTTCACTGAGCAGGCAGAACAGAAAATATACAACACTGTTCAGATACCTGCGCTCCGTAAAAACGTTACGGGAACGCTAACCGCGAGCAACAAGTACTTATCTACACCGGCTGACTACTTGTATACCTACAGTCTCGCGGTCGTTGATGGTAGCGGTAACTATCATTTTTTGTTGAATAAAGACGTTAACTTTGTACGTGAGGCTTATCCCGTACAGACGACTACTGGACTACCTAAGCACTACGCTAATTTCGACGACGATACTTTTATCGTAGGTCCAACACCTGACAGCGGTTACACAGTTGAGCTTCACTACGGGTACTACCCTGAATCTATTGTGACAGCCGGAACTACATGGTTGGGTGAAGAGTTTGATTCTGCATTGCTTAATGGAGCTTTAGTCGAGGCGGCTAGGTTTATGAAAAGTGAGCCAGACATTATCCAAAACTATGAAAAGTTCTATGTGCAGGCATTACAGCTTCTCAGAGTGCTTGGTGATGGTAAACTGCGTAGTGATACGTATCGTTCGGGGCAAGCCAGCCTAGACGTGAATTAGGAGATAGAAAATGGCAATTACTCAAGCAATGTGCACGTCATTCAAGAAAGCGCTTCTTGATGGCGAAATGGATTTTAGTTCAGACACATCGGCAACGTTCAAAATAGCGTTGTTTACTTCGTCTGCAACTCTTGGAGCGTCTACAACGGCGTATGCAACAACAAACGAAGTTTCAGGAACTGGGTATACAGCGGGCGGAAATACGTTAACTGTTGTAGCTCCCACGACGTCTGGAACCACTGCATTTCTAGACTTTGCAGATACAACGTGGTCTACCGCAACAATTACCGCACGTGGAGCGTTGATATATAAATCTGGCGGCGGTAACCCTGCTGTTGCTGTTCTTGATTTCGGTGCCGATAAAACGTCTACCGCTGGTGATTTTCAGATTCAGTTCCCTACAGCCGACGCGAGTAACGCCATTATTCGGATAGCGTAATGCCCTCCTCTGTCACGTATACAGGGTGGGGTTCTACCGCTTGGGGCCAAGGCTCTTGGGGTACAGATCTCACCATTGTAAGCGTCGATGGAGTAGGAGCTACCGGCGCAGTTGGCACTGTTGTTGTTGCCGCTGATGCCGATGTTAGTGTTACTGGATTAGAAGCTACTGGCGCACTTGGTAATATTACTGTTACCGGTGCGGCTACAGTCCAACCATCAGGACTTGAAGCCACTGGTAGTATAGGAAGCGTTCTTGTTGTTGCCGACGCTAACGTCGGCGTTACCGGTGTCGCCGGTACTCCTGCTTTAGGTTCTGTCACCGTCACTGCTGATGCAAATGTCAGCGTCACGGGTCTTTCTGCTACGTCTGCGCTTGGTACAGTCGTTGTCGCCGCTGACGCGAATGTCAGTGTCACAGGAGAAGAAGCTACCACAGCTCTTGGCTCTGTTACTGCTACAGGCACCGCTAATGTATTCCCAACCGGTGTCGAATCTACCGGTGCAATAGGCACTGTCAGCGTTTCAGGTGATGCAAACTTTGCAGTTACTGGCGTTGCAGGTACGACTGCGCTCGGTACGGTTGTTGCTACAGGTGACGCCATTGTCTCCCCATCAGGACTTGAAGCCACTACTAGCCTTGGCTCTGTCACTGTTACTGGCACAGCAAATGTATCTCCGACGGGACTTGAAGCCACTAGTTTTCTTGGCACCGTTTCTATCGTTGCTGATGCTAATGTCAGCGTTACAGGAGAAGAAGCTACCACAGCTCTTGGCACTGTCGCTGTAACAGGTGACACCGTTATAACCCCGTCAGGTCTCGAAGCGACTGGTGCAATCGGGAATGTAAGCGTTGGTGTTGTTGTTGATGTTATAGTTACAGGAGTTGAAAGTACCGCAAGTTTAGGTACAGTAACTGTTACTGCTGGAGCAACCGCACTTCCAACAGGCGTACAAGCCTCGGGTGCGGTCGGAAATGTGTTTATCTGGGGTGAAATACCTACGGATCAGACACCAGACTGGCAAGCGATTTCTGACGGACAAACGCCGACTTGGGGTAATATATCATCAGGACAAACCCCAAATTGGCAGAACATTACAGATACGCAGAGTCCTTCTTGGGGTAATCTGGATACAGGTCAGACGCCAAATTGGGATGATATAGCCGCTTGAGGACAAAAGAATGGCAACACAGTACACTACTATACTTAAGTTAGCACTACCTACTCAGGGCGAATTAAGTGGCACTTGGGGTGATGTTGTAAACGATAACATCACAGCAATGGTTGAAGAAGCCATTGCGGGCCGCAAAGTCATCAATACATGGACTACTAATTCGCACACGCTCACCAGTGCTGACGGTACGACCTCTGAATCTCGTGCGGCAATCCTTACTCTAACTGACACTAGCACAGCATTGTCTGGTGCAGGTACGGTCATTTGCCCAGCGGCATCTAAAATTTACATTGTCGAGAATGGTACGGGTCAGACGATTACTGTCAAAACGTCTTCTGGCACAGGTATTGCTGTTCCTAACGGCAAAAACATGGTGGTTTTTTGTGACGGCACAAACGTCGAAGAAGGCATCACAAACATTAACAGCCTTACACTTAATGGCGACGGCGCTACCGTTTCAAGCATCAAAGACGAAGACAACATGGCGTCTGACAGCGCCACAGCACTCGCCACCCAACAGTCGATCAAAGCCTATGTAGATTCTCAGGTCGGTACAGTCGATACGCTGGCCGAGGTTCTTGCTAATGGCAACACCACTGGCGGCACAGACATTGCTGTAGGCACAGGCGACGACATTACGTTTGCTGATTCTTCCAAAGCTATCTTCGGTGCTGGCTCTGACCTACAGATTTACTCAGACGGCACTAACTCTTATATCCAAGAAGGCTCAGGCACTTCAGGAATTAGAATTACTACTGATAACCAGTTTTTAATCAGAAAGCATGACGATGAAACTATTGCGGCGTTTAATGTTGATGGCGCAGTTCGCCTTTATTTTGACAATACTCAACGGTTCGCCACAACCTCCACAGGCATCGACGTAACGGGCAATATTGCTGTAAGCAGTGCAGGCGCGAGAAGAATAGATATTTCAAATACGTCACTGGCTGACACTGGCGAAATGGCGACTTTGCAATGGGACGCTAACGCTGACCTAACATTCCAAGGCAGAGCAAGCGACGGCACTTTTAAAGCTAATTGGTATCGAATCGAGGCTAGTGACTCTGACGGTCTAGCAGATGCTCATCGTTTCTATACTGACTCCAGTGCAGAGCGTATGGCCATCACCTCCACAGGCATCGACGTAACAGGGACTATAGTAGGCGACGGACTTGACGTAACTGTCGGCACTAATGACCGCACACTTCTGCGTGAATTTAACAGCGTTAACAATCTAAGTTCAGTCAATGCCGCCAATAGTACATTCAGACCTTTTGAGATTTCAGCGCTTGGCACGACGATTAGTTACGGCGGCACCGATACGCTTATTGCAGGCAACAACACGGTCAACTTTTATTTAAATTCTGGGTCGGTTTCTCACAATTTCGCATACAACGAAAACGGCGGAGAAATTAGTTTAAGTGACGAGACTGGCGCAGTCGCAACACTACTCGACCAATCAAATAACAACACACGACTGCTTGAGCTAGTTGACGGTTCTAACATTCAAGTGGGGCTTGGCGGCGCTAACACGACAGGCGCGTTGATATTTACAAAAGCCTCTGGCGCTGAGTTTGGTCGTATAACTGGCTCAGGCTATTTTGGCCTCAATAACACGAACCCTGATACGACTTTGCATATTGGCAATATTAGCGCTACCAACGCAACAGCTCAGGGTCGAATTAAACTTGAAGACACTAGCGGAAGTCTAGCAAACGATGGCGGCTTAGAATTTGTTACGTCTGCCTTTGGTTCTGGCTACGGATGGAAAATCAATTCCGTCGATTCGACGGGTGTTCACTTGGATTTTGGCACACGCCAAAACTCTACAACATGGTCGGACAAAATAAGATTCATGTGGGATGGCCGCGTGGTTATTGGCGACACAACCACAAATTCCGCCGCGAATCGGCTGAAGGTGCAAGGAAGTCAGGGCGACGACAGAATCGCTATTAGTACAGCCAATACGTCGGGGAATGCTACCGTCGAAGCGCAGGTGGCGAACTACTGGAGCGGCACAACCTACACAGGCACAGGCATTGTTCAGTACGATTCGGCGGCTTCTGGTACTACGTCGGGAATTTCAAACGCTAATTTGGGTATGCTTCGCTTTCAAAACGGTTCAGCGGGCTTGATACTGGCAAACGGGTCGACGCCAATCCACTTTGCCACCCAAGGCACTAGGCGGATGACGCTTAACGCTTCTGGTAATTTTATTATTGGAGATTCTACAGCCAAGACTCGTCTTCAAGTTTCTGGCGCAGGGGCGGCAAATGCTCCATCACTAGGCTCTGTAAGTTCTAATGTACCACTGTATTTAACAAACGCCGATACAGCTTATGGTTTGGTTGTAGGCACTAATAACGCAACAGGACATGCGTGGCTACAAGCACAGCGTACTGATGGCACAGCAACATCCTACCCTATTACCCTTAATGAAGCAGGAGGTAATGTAGGCATTGGAGGTTCGTCTTTTGATTCTAAACTCCATGTCCAAGGCGGCTCGTTAGGAACAACAGCAAACGATAGCCTTAGAATTTTTGAGTCGTCTTACACTTCTAGCAATGTAGACAAATTAGAGTTTGTTGCTCGTCGTCTTTCTAATGGCTCAGATTGGCAAACAGCCGCACAGTCAATACAGCGCAAAGTAGATTCGACCCTAATGGGCTATGTCCGCTTTGGGAATAACGGCTCTGAGCCTGTTTCCTTCGGTAATGGCACGACTGAGTATGCAAGGTTTGATGAAAATGGGTTTTTTGCTATAGGTCTTTCTGACCCCGCTTCGGCGCTTCACGTTCAGAAAAACACAAATAACTATGTGTGTCGTTTTGAAAATACGGATGCGTCAACTCCATACACTGTCTGGATACGTGAGCCAGCATCTGCAACGTCAGGTTATCCGTTGTTGAATATTTCAGATAATGGCGGAACTGACACCTATTTTAGAGCGGACAGCGGCGGAAATGTTTATGTTGGGACTTCCTCTTCAGTAAACACCGCAAAGTCAAGCGTCAAAGCTACTTCCTCTACAAATTGTTTAGGGTTACAAAACGTTAATAACAACAACTATTTGATTACTGCCTTAAATGCTTCTAGTACTGAGGTTTTCAGGGTTGCTGGAGATGGAGATGTTACCAACACAAACAACTCTTACGGCTCACTTTCCGATGAACGCTTGAAATCAAATATTGTTGATGCGTCATCTCAACTTGACGACATCATGGCCGTTCAAGTAAGGAGCTATACGCTTGACTCAACAGGTGAAACACATATTGGTGTGGTAGCTCAGGAGTTAGAATCTTCAGGAATGTCTGGTCTTGTGAGCGAAGACAAAGACGGAATGAAGTCTGTGAAATACAGTGTTTTGTATATGAAAGCGCTTAAAGCCTTGCAAGAGGCAATGACTAAAATTGAAGACTTGGAAGCCCGAGTCGCAACACTTGAAGGAGCTAACTAATGGCTACATGGACTATATCTACAATGGAACGCAACACGTCAGACGACGGCGTAATCGTTGCCCACTGGCGTGTTATTGAAGAAGACGGCGACCACTCTGCCTCTGCTTACGGTTCTTGT